CATGATTACCCCAGCCATAAGCCGTGTTCCAGTTTGCAGAATTATCAGTCACCGTTGAAAGTAAACCGGCTGTCGCTTTAACTAATCCTGTTAGTGAGGTTTTAACTGTATCTATATTTTTCTGATAATAATGTAATTGAGAAATATAACCCGTTAGACTATTATGTGCCGGCACATCAGCGGCAACCAATGTTCTGAAAGTTGGCACACCTGTGCTGCCATTTGGTGCAACAAATACTTTATTTGTAGTTTGTTGGTCCCAAGCTAATGTGAGAGTCCCGGTTGATGTTACGGGTGAATTTGTTATATCAAATTCCCCTGTGGGTGCTGCCAATCCTACTGACGTTACTGTACCTGTTATTCCAATAGGAGCAAAATCATCTGATAAATCATTACTATATACTTCATTTCCGGAAATTACCAATGCTGTTTTACTTGTATTTGCAGATAAATTTGTTAAATTAAGATTTTCACTTATTATTTTACCCGTAACAGATAATTTAGCACCCGGCTCTGAAGTGCCAATCCCTAAATTCCCCATATATGTCAATCTCATTCGTTCATCAGGCGTCTTTTTATTATAAGTTGTTGAAAAAATTAAATTAGCTTCAATAGTGTCATCGCTTACTGTCATTGCCTGACTTCGTATATGACTACCTACCGCCCACGAATTGCCGTCGTAACCTTCAAAACGTATCTGCCCTAAATAATCGCCTGCTGCTATTGTAGTTTCAGTACCTATTATTCCCCTTGCTTTTCTAAACAAGACCAAAGGATTATCTGTGCTTTCAGTTACTCTTGTAATCTGTAAACCAGTACCGCCTGAATATTTCAAATGCAATAAGGATAAAGGGTCAGTTGTCCCGATACCCACATTTCCACTAACCGCACTATATTGGTTATTACCAAGAATAGTCCAGTCACCATCAACAGATCCTAATGGGGAATAATTAGTAGCCACCCATGTGCGTGTTGCATCCCAGGCCGTTGTATCTGAGTCTTGTTGATATCCGATAAGAGAGGAACCTATCAGATAACCCTGTGAGGTTACCCATGTACGCGTAGCATCCCAGGCCGTCGTATCTGAGTCCTGTTGATATCCGATAAGGGCTGAAACTATCAAATAACCTTGTGATGTAACCCATGTGCGCGTGGCATCCCAAACAGTCGTATCACTATCTTGCTGATATCCGGTAAGGGCTGAACCTATTAAATAACCTTGTGATGTAACCCATGTGCGCGTGGCATCCCAAACAGTCGTATCACTATCCTGCTGATATCCGGTAAGAGAAGAACCTATCAGATAACCCTGGGCACCTACCCATGTGCGCGTAGCATCCCAAATAGTCGTATCACTATCCTGCTGATATCCAGTGAGGGAGGAGCCAATCAGATAACCTTGCGCGCCTACCCATGTACGCGTGGCATCCCAGACTGTCGTATCGCTATCCTGCTGATATCCGGTAAGAGCTGAACCTATCAAATAACCTTGCGAAGTAACCCATGTGCGCGTAGCATCCCATGAATTTGTATCGCTATCCTGCTGATATCCGGCTAATGGGGTATATCCTTTTAAAAATTTAACAAAACTCTCCATCACCACCGTATCGCGGGCCGGAGGATTAACGGATATCACGGTATCAACAGCTGTTTTGTTACTATAAAAATCAACCTGAGCTATTAAGTTATAACTCATTAAAATCAATAATATGGTAATGAATCTTTTCATGATAATGGTACTGCAATATATCTGTATTCTCCATTTTGCAAGGGATGAACCATAAATCCATCAACCGTGAAATCGGTTTCATAAAAACTAACCTTTGCATGGCCCGAAATAACCATACCGATTACTTCATAATCTAAATCATCAAATGGCCTTGAAAATTCAATATATGTCCCTGCTGTTGTAACATTTATTTTCCCCCTCCTCATATCAGCAAGACCATTGATTAATATCGTTGAAAGAGTATCAAGTAAATCAATCAGAAATACCCTTAGCTGCTCAGCTGTGATATCCTCATCATAATTCTCAATAAAATTTGCTTGCACATATTCGCGCAACTCTGTCCAAGTTTTAACTGCCATGCCACTCGTCGGTTAAATAGCTATTATTAAAGCTCTTATTAAAATTTTTAGAAAGCAATTCGTTTTCATCATAAGAATAATGTGAATCCTTATATGCCCGAACGTATTCAAATTCACGAAAATGCAGATAGTTATTATCCTTATGTATATCAGATTTTGTTGATACCAGGAGAATAGGGTAGAGCCGGTTTAAAACAAACTCATAAATTTCACCTGATAATTCAAACTCACGGAGGTATTCAGTATATTCTTTTGTGATGAATCCGGTATTTGTCTTAAATTTCTGGCTTTCAAATACAATATTGTTCTTTAGCTGTGCATCCTTTGAGGTGAAATCAAAATCATTAAGCACTTCAATAGTTGTACGGGTGAGATCAGTAGTCTTCACCGACTCCCCGGTGCAACGCAGAGTGTCATATCCGCTTAGGGAATTCCTGAATATGAATATACGCGCGTTTGTATATACCTTCCGGTCAAGGGTATAGAACCGAGATATTGATATCTTAGCATCATCCTGATCGGCTATCCACACCTCGTATTTCTCGATCTCCTTATCATGTGATGCTTCTTCGTTGATCAGATCGAACTTATTATAACTCACCACACATTCATATAACTGGTACTGTGAACAAGCCTGAGTTTCCTTAGTGATTGTGGCTGTAGTATCATCGGTATAATACATCTTCACCATGAGCTTTATGGTGGTGGTATCGGCCTTCCATACCAGATAATATAATTTTTCAGGTTGCCGTGCCCATATACTCTTATTCACCGGCTGCCAGGTAAGGAAATCTTTATTATACTGCATCATATCCCAGAAACTCGATTCATCCTCGTGGTACTTTGCCAACTTGATAAAATCAATTCCACCGGGAATGATATAATTGGGATCTTCATCAGAAGAATAAAGCTTCCGCACTATATCATCATATATTTCAGCATATTTGATGAAGAATTTTTTACACTGTGCGGTACGATCGATGATAATATCGTTCAGAGTTTCAGGAAAGAGAAACAGGGATGTATTCTCCATTTGGGGTTTAAGAAATCCACTCAAGTTAAAATTTGCATAACCGTCGGTATCAGGAACTATCCTATCCTCACCCAAAAAGGTATCTTCTGAATCAATATTGAGATATGTACGTGTTATTAATTTAAAACCATCTCTTAATACCGGATCGCTACCTCCGGCATTTAGTTCTTCAGATAATCCGGTAACATTATTATCAGAAAAAGTCAGATCATAATCAGAACCTTTCTCCTGTGCTTTAAGTTCAATGAAATAATCACCTTCCTCTCCAAGGATTTCATCATAGCGAATATCAAAGTCTTTTATCAGAAGATAATTATACATAAGATATTGCGTGAAAGCGGCACACCATGATGCCTTACTCTCTCCACCAGAGGCGGCGCGTATTTGTGTACCACTGTCATCCGGAGTGGTTGCCAATGTAAATGTAACTTCATTCGTACCCCAGGCTAATTTGAATGAATGCCCAGGTACAGTATCTATATTGCTTATTCTCAAATCTAATACAGCCTGGGATCCGGGTGTTGAATACATATTAGTAGTCTTTAGCCGAAAGACTATGTCGTTATTCGCGAAATCAACTGCAGGAGGATATGTTTCAATTGTGAGACCCATTATAATTTAACGATTGTCGATTTTTGATTTATTATTATGAATGTCTTGTTTTTTCTGATAAAACTCCTCCTGGAAGGTTTTTGTCCTCCAGGAGAGTTTTATCTTAAACCCAAATAATCCAATGCTACGAAGCTTTTTGAATATTTTATTCAGGTCCATTACCGACTAAGCAGCTTTTAATGCTTTGGATTTCGCAACAGCGGCTCCGATGTCGGCGATCGACAGGATGATGGTGATGGCCTTTTCTACAATTTCCTCAACAAGGTCGTTGTGAATATTGAACTCAGAGGCAAAATCATCAGCGATAATTTTCTTTTCTTCGTCCGATAAATTCCTTACTTCCTCAACTACTTCGGGGAATTCCTTGTATGACAAGGCAACCTTTGATGCGTTCCATACGATATCAACGGTTTCGCGCATAACGATTTTTTTGCCTCCGGCGCTATCGGCCTGAACTGCTTCATCAACCGTTACGATCATTTTTACAACTTTTGATAAAATGTCTTTCGTGGCATTTACATCAACTGGATGTTCTTCTGACATAAATTTTATTTTTTAAATTTGTGATTAGAAATTGTCATCAAAACTCATTAAAGATTAATGTTCATAAAAGGACAATTAATTATGTATTCACTTCCTTTTGTATCTTATCGTACTGATCAAATTTCTCTTTGATTTTAGTCCATGGTACCTCGACACCATTTTTGTCGAGCCGGTCTAAAAAGGCATTAAGCCGTTTAACGGTATCATTAAGTTCGGCATAGTCATTAGCCTCCGGCGCAGGATAGTTATTTGTGATCGTCGTGGTTTCTTTCTGTACCGGCGGATGTTGATATTGTGATATCCCTTTGAAGTTGATAGGTTCGATTATTTGCGGAGCGGTAAGCCGGATGGTTTGCGGTACACTCGCTGCCTGCAGTCGTGATGTTTCCTCACGCTGAACCATCAGTTTTTTCTCTATTTCAATATTGTCGGCCCGCGTGCTGATCAGCTTCTTCTCACCAGCGGTAATGATATCCATATTCCGTTGCCAGTTGTCATATACCTTTTCGATGAACTCCGGTGACAGGCCTGTATTTTCGCGTTGCTTATCAATGAGATAGATAATTCGTTCGACGTCCTTGTCTCCGCGGGCATTGGATGGGATGATATAGCCGGCAGTATCACCCCCTTGGCCCCCATCCATCCGGAGAGGGGGGGTGATATAACCACCACCTGCGAACTGTTTTCCAACTCGCATCACTTCGATCTCCTCCACATACCGGCGCACTGTTTTATTCTTCTCAAGGAGATCACCAGGTACCACATATTCGGGTTTGTCTTCGGCTACAAGTATGGATGGCTCTGTTATGAGACCTTTTTGTTTGCCGGCCAGCTTTGCATGATATTTTTTCTTGTCACTTTCACCGATCACATCAGTATATCCGCCTTCTTTCATTTCGGGGAGTGGCTCACTGGCAATGGCTGCCATTTTAAGACCACCCATTATTGCAGCTGATGCCGCTAAAATCCACCCTAATAGTCCACCGGGATCAACCAGCATTTTAATTGAGGCTGCAGCAGTGTTAAGAAATGTGTCGAAATATGCCTGGCCTTTTGCGCGTTTAGCGGCATCATAGGCCGCTTTCTTTTTTCTGGCTTCCACCGCCGCATCTATTGCGGCTATCTTTTCAGTATATTCCTCTTGAGTTATACTTTTAGCTTTAAGCTCTTTCTCAAGAGTCTTTTTGCGTGTATTGGAATCTTTCTCAAATTGTTGTAAATCCTTTTGGTCATGGTTGGCCTTTATTTGGTTAATACTTGCCCACGCAGAACTAATTTCAGATGCAATGGATATTATCTCTAAGAGATTTTTCCATAAGTCTTTCCAATCATCCGGAGTCATCCCAAATAAATCCTTTTTGGGATCCGGTTTAATACCAGCTACCTCTATGCCAAGCTCGGAAAGCTTAAGTTTTAGCTCATCTATTTTTACTTTCAGTGCTTCTTTTTGCTCATCGGTGAGCATAGAATTTTCAATATCCAGTCCTTCGATTTCACCAGTAGCCAGTTTATCCTGGAATTGCTTTAATTGTTCCTCAAGGAATTGCTTCTGTTTTTCAAGTTCTTCTTTCTGGAACTTTGTTTTTAACACTGCCTTGGCATCTTCATCATCACCCAAAGCGATAATCTCATTATTGAATTGGGTTTGCCTTACAATGGTAGCTTGGTCAAATAATTCTTTCTGCTTCGTTATATCATCAGAGAAGGCCTTATCGTTGATTTTAGCAATATTCTCCTGATGCTCCTTTTCAAGTATTTCAAAAGCCTTCAACTCATCGGCAGTCATGGTTGCTTTATCTTTCCCGAATAGCTTATAATCCCTCAGGCGTTTCTCATAAGCCATCTCCTCCTGTTCAGTGAGAGTTTTATGGGCATTAATAATGGAGAGAATTGGTTCAGCTTCCTTTTCCTGTATCTTCTTGACATTCTCGGCATATTGTTTTTCAAGAATTTCAAGAGCCTTTAATTCATCAGCAGTAAGTTTTGAACGGTCCTTACCGAATAATCCGGCATCTTTGAGCCGCTTATCATATGCGACTTTCTCCTGATCAACCAATGATTTTGCTGCATTAAGAACACCCTCGCGATATTCCTTTTGTTTTTCAAGTTCCTTTTTATAATTCTCGGCTTCCTTTAACTTCTGGTCGGCAAGCTTATCTGCTTCTTTTTTACGCAATTCGTCAAGCTTATCCATTTCATCCTGCGTTAATTTCCGAACCTCCACCCCCTCCTTTATAATTCCCAGTTTCTGCGCCTCATAAAATTCGGGGCTGTATTCCACTTTTTCTTTTTCAGCTAACTGCCGGCGCAGTTCGGCGAGTTTTATAGTTTCCTCGGTGGTCAAATCCCGTACTTCGGTTTCTCCTTTGATAATCCCAGCTTTCTGAGCCTCATAAAAGTCATTGATCTTTAATTTATCCTTTTCGACTGATGTTGATGTTTCAGTTTTTTCTTTCTGAATTTCATTATATTCTTCAGCATTCTTATTGAGTTGTGCTGATAGATCAACATATCCCTTATACCAGGCATTAATGCCCCCTAAGACCTTCCCATTTGAAGTACTTTCTCTTATAGCTTGTAATTTTTGTTCAAGCGATAAAGAGAGGTCGGCATTTTCTACATATTTAATATATACAGCATTTATCGCTTTTAATTTTTCTTCCCTTTCCGCATACATTGTCTGACCTTCTTTCAGCTTGTCAGTTAGTTTCCCTTCCAGATACGACAATTGAATTTTTTTATCATACTCAATATTTACACCCTTTAATGCTGTTAATAATTGCTCATTTGAGATATTTTCCGCATCGAGATATTTTAAAAAATCAGGATATTTAAGCTGCATCTCCTTTATAAGATTTTTCCGTAAAGCTTCGTTATCATTTACCGACATGATAGAGCCGGCTAAAATATTTAATTCACTTTGCTCTCTCCTGATTTTTTCTTCAGTTGGAATCAAAAACCAACCTGCTACATTCTCTTTAAGTTGCTTCCACCAGGTAGTAACACTTTCAACTTTATTTTTTAATGAATCCATATCCTGGGCATAGGCTGCTGTGGCTAATTTGCTTCTTTCCTGAATTTGAGCAAGCATAGTCAATGCTTCAGCCTGTTCGCGTGTCACTTTCTCATTTTCCATGAGGGCTTCAACGCTTTTCTTATATTCTCGGGATGTCGTATCAACCGTAATACCCAACTCCTTTAAACCCCTTGTTTGACCCAGTATACCTTTTGTAAGAAGTTCATTTACCTGGTCGGTTTCCATTACATCACCATTCCACTCCTTAAGCGCTCCGGCTAAGTATATTACTTGCGTCGATAACGCTGCAGCCTTTTCGCGCGAAAAACCCATCTGAAGCATGAAGTTTGCTGTGGATGCTGTTGTTTCCAGGTATTTCCTTTTTGTCAGCTCCATTTGATTGGCATTCTCCGCCGCTGCTGCTGTCATCATTGGTAATGTTTCACCGAAAGTGAGCTTTACCTTCCGGTCAAACATCTCGATGTGCATTACCGTATTAACTATTTCTTTTCCTAAAGCAAGTAAACCAGTGGCAACACTGGCTATTCCCAAACCAGGGATAAGACTTTTAAATGCTCCGAATAAGGCATTGGATTTATTTTGCCCAACGTTTACTTCCCCAAGCCTGTTTTTGACAGTGTTATATTGATTGGAAAGTTCTTTCCAGGCCTGGGTATTAGGGGTAGTATTATCTAACTGTAATTTGAGTCTCTTAAGCTCATCTTTCAATTGACGCGCGCTAAGTGCGTTAACACCTATTTCATTTCGCATTGTCGCCATTTTGGCGCGATTGATATCAATTGTTGAGTTATTGCTTTTAATTTGAGCTGCGAGGCTTTTATATTCATCCGTATTTTTTTTGCCAGCAGCCTCCAGCTTTAGAAGCTCGAGGCGCAACTGTTCATTAGCCCTCCTGAGATTATAGGTAGTTTGTTCCAGGTCGGTCAGTGCTTTCATTGCCGAGTCACCGTTAATCTCGAGATTCCACCTCAATATGTCATCGGTCAGCTTTGCCATTATTTACGGAGTTTTGATAACATCATTGCTCCCAGTTGCGGGTTAATATTCATTACTTCTTCAATATTCCCTTTAATCGTTTGATATATTTCCATCGTTAGTCCATATCTAAGCCCGTTTAAAATGGGATGATACAGATGTCCGAATACAATTCGGTTATATAGATGATAAGAATCACGTTTACGCCTGATACTTTTAATATCCAGAAAACGCGCATAAGCCACATAGGCCATGCTTAATTTCGTACCCCTATCTAAATCAGTCACTGAAAAATGACCCTGAAGCATTTCTTTTAAAACACCACTATCAAACAAATTCCAATCAGCAACCACCTGGAGTTGTTCTTGCCTGATGGCTTGAGCCTCCTTTTCAAGAATGGCTGAAGCGAAGTTTTGTTTTATCCTGTCGCTGATCATCAGATGAATGGTGTTAATTGTGAATTAAATGTGACCACCCATCCAATGTTGCCGTAAAATAATTCAGGAATTATTGGGGTAATATCGAGTCTGCTCTCCAAATAACGGTGTATTGGGCATATTGCGGAATCATCTGCATTTATGGTATCAAGCACCGATTGCACCATCGTTAGGCAATTATCGGATATAATGATCTGTTCAACCGGATCACGGCCACTATCATTAAATGGAATGGCAATTGTTAAGGCTAAGGCGATATCTGTGTACCGAACCATGATCTTATCGGGCTGAGCGGCTTTTATCATTCCATATTCGATAAACATAAAGTAATCCTTCATATTCCGGATACGTTCAGTGACGATAGTGTCGTCGTGGCCGAAGACAAACCCTTTAATATCGGGAAGCAATGGATCCCCGAGAGCATTTACATAAGCTTTGATCTCATCGTACCCATCAACCTTCTCGATGGTGCGGGCAAAGTTTTTCAGCACCCCCGCCTTATCTGGAAATTTTGCAAAATATTTGATTATGTCGGTGAGTGTGGTCATATCTGCATTATTACAAAGAGTGGAACTTTCAATTTATCGGCTATCTCAGGATCTTTTAAATTCATGCTACGCATATTGCCGACAGCATCGATCAACATATCCAGCAGCATGCTGAAATAATCAGGTATCAGCTCCATACTTATCTCTTCTGATGAGCCATATCCTTTTTTAGAAAGACTATAAATAGTTGAGATGATGCCGAGTGATATCGCCTTCGAATCGTCTTCCTCGCGGTTGAATAGAATTTTGTATCGGCTCCTGGTCACTAGGTATTCTTGTATATTTTGAAAGAACAGGAAGACGCCGCGCTTTAAGTTGATATCGAGCAGTTCAAGATTTTTCGCCCTGAGCTGTGCTTCGAATGTATTATGCTTTCCGCGCTCCGGCCGGTAGAGCATACTCACCAGCATATCGAGATATCGTACTTCCTTAGTTTTTTGAAAGAGAAGGTAATATTCCATAGCATCCACATACTCACAGGCAAGGATATCGGTTTCAACCATGCCGTTTTTGTCGATGTTGAAGGTGGGGCCGGTCAGCCTCCCCCTATCTTTTAGAAGAGGGGGTTGGGGAGTGAGGTATGGTAATGGATTGTAGTGCATGTTCAAGTTTATCGCCATACAACACTCCAACCGGTCGCTGATCATTTGAAGTTCCGGCATAAGTCCGGGGTCATTGATCTCCCAGGGAAAAAAATACCTAAGCTTCATTTGCAGCTCAGGGTTAAGTACGGTGAGAAGTTCTGGATTGAAATAATTTGGTTTCAATGGAAATTTCAACATCTCGGCAAGCAGATAGAGATTACTGTTGATCTGTTCCTGATCATCCTGGTCAAAGCGTTTATTACTGCGTTCATATTCGGTGAGTTCCTGCAGGAGTTTTAGGCGAAAATCGATTATAGTGAGTGCTCCATCAATAACCTGGTAAATCAACTTAACGGTTGAGATATACTGATCAGGAGTGAGTTCATCCCAACTATCAGGTATGGTAATGGTTCTATTTTTGCCTTTAACCGATATCATATCATTGCGACGAATTTATCTTCTGCATCAGGTGTGTGCTCGTATTTTGTATAAACAGTATCATCTTCATCTTCTGGTGTTATAAGAGACGAGAGATAATGATCAATCTCCATAAGATATTCGTCAGCTTTATTCTTCAGGACTGCCGCAAGTTTTGTTTTTACAAAATCAGCATTTACTGCAGCATCCGTGACGGATGTATATTCATTATTTACTTTTCTGCGGATACTCCCCGGGAGATAGAAGAAATCAAAACGGAATAAGGCTACTGAAACCGTTTTATAAGCGAGATACCTCTTTACCCTCCTTAATAGATTATCATCAGTCGAAGTATATATATCGGAAGTGCGCGGAATGATATCATCCTTTATAATTTCAGAAATAATAAACCTGGCATGAATGAAAAATGAAGCGCTTCGGTCAATCCCGTAATATTTATCAAACTCCTTATAGTCCTTAAAAATAAGTAATTGTGATTCGGTGTATTGTTCAGATAATGTCCACTCATGAAAGATGACATCAGCATCATCAACTTCATCCCAATCAGCAGCGTCAAATTCTTCAATCGAAGTAAAAGCTTCTTTGGCTGAGTAAAAGGCCTCTTCATATCTTGCAATGTCATCAGCTTCATAAGCAGTACTGGCTGCAAAGTCAGCCCAATCGGTTGCATTATCATTTAAAAAATCTATCAAGTCATTTATCTGCACCCATGTAACCTCGAGTAGCTTTTCTTTAGCTTCATCGGTCTGGTATTTATAGGCAGTGGTCTCGTTTTCCCCCTTCATCACCGTCACTGAATTACTACTTATCCGGAGCATTAGCCAAATAAAATGATGATAGAATGCCAGGTTAGCCAGCGCCGGCTGAACTTTATGCACCAATTCATTTAAAAGTGAATAATCAACCAGTTCTCCTTCACCAGGAGGATCGGGAGGATCTACATCATAATTGCCGGAGTTATAATGTGCCAGCATTAAATCCCATACATCAGATGAGATAATATCTTTTAACTCATTGGCTGCCAGAATTAAACTTGAATCTATATTTTCAATCTCAAATGAGATATCAATCTGGCTGGCCACAGACTTCAATTCTTCACCGGTTTTAAATGGATATTTATAAGCGGTCATGGCTCATTATTATTAGATGATTGATTAGGATTAGTTGTGGATGCAAAGCGATCTTTCGGTGGTACATCTTCCTGCTTATCAGGAATATTCCGGAAGAAACCAAGCTTTATTCTTTCTTTCCGGAGATATGGGAAATTTATCTGCAGGGCTAAATTAATGTCCTGGGTGATGAAATCCTCAGCATAAAAAAGAGAGTTGAGATAAATCAGGTAATTGTAATATGCCTCCGATCCGGAGCTCTGAAAAATACCCTCCTTACTGACATTGGAAATAGATGGAGGAATGCCTTTCCCTTGCACGATAATTTCGACAGCTCGTTTGTCATAGTTTATAATGCTGGTAACAAACTCCGAATATTTGATGGGAATTTCCTTAAATTCCCATTCCTCCAATCCGTTTTCTGTCCGAAAGCTACGGCTGACAAAAGTTTTCCCTTGATTCTCACCCTCTCCGGAGAGAACCTCCGTGAGTATCTTAAGCTTGGCATCAATAAGTTTTTGTACCATGGAGTAATTAAAGGTCGTTCCTATATCCTCAAGCCCATCATATGTCGTAATTAGCACCTGTCCAGCCTGCTCCCCGTCACGATTAGTTTCGCATATATCTTTAAGGGTCTTCGTTTTTGTTTCAATCCATGTCTGGGGAATAATGACATGGAGTTTTGCGCTCAGGGAATTCTTTAGATATGAATTAATGTATTTGGGATTAAGGTTTGATCCTTTGATCCATTCTTTTAAACCATAGTAGAAAGTAGGGAAGGAGTAAACTTCTTCGCCAAATCCAAAATCCTTTACATAATTAATTGCCACCGGAAAGCGCAGCGGATCAGTTTCATCGAAGCGATCGAAGACATCATAATCATAACGGAAGGGGAGTTCCCATTTACCATATAAGGCTAAGTCGAGTTGCTCATCCTCTAATAGGTCATAAGGCATTAGTATTCCTTTCATCCCCAGCCGTACCCTGGTCGATGGCAGATATTCCAATCCACGGACAGGCAATCTCCCTCCAATACAACGGGAAACATTATACTTCCATTTCGAAAAAATACCTTCAGTATAATAATATTCCTGAGTGCAGAGTTTTAGATAAGTTTTAAAATCCTGCAGTAAGCCGCTTTTTTTCCATGAATCGAGCCATTTCCAAACTTCATCATTGTCATTTTCTGAGAGAGGAGTACGAATCCTTTTTTTATTACTTGTCTCTTCCCGATAAAGGTAAGGACCCTGGCCATACATGAAGCGCACTTGCTTTTTGAGGATCTCCGGGAGAAGATGGTTGTCACGAATAAGGATCCTTAGTTCGTGAGGAAGGTTATTAAAAAGGCCATATGAGGCCACTGTATACTCACCGATGGTAAATATCTCACTCGCCGCCATGTAGACTTTTGATGACATATCCTCTTTCTCCGCGTCAATTTCTTTCTGGTCGGCATGTTTGAGTATCTCGAATGTCAGCAGGGCGTTTTCGCCCCGGTAAACAATTCCATTTTTTTCACCATATCGTTCGACACGCATAGTTATTTTTTTGTGTTAAACCAGTCAACTTTTAATAATTTAAAATCCGGCGGGAAAGCCACAAACCTTATGAGCTTTTTAAAGCACATACGGGGCTCATTGTTTTCCAAGTTAGTATATGTGAGATATAGGTCCGAAGGAGTATCAAAAACTTCGTCGGGTAGGGCGGGGCGCAGTCGCGCACGCTTTACAATGCGTAAGCCGTCGGTTTTATTTTTTTCAGTATTATAAGTGAGATGATACAGCATGAAATACTTTGTGTCATCATGCCGTATTTCGCGCATATGCGCGAGAGCATTAAAACCTGATATACTTTCCATGGCGCCAAAATTCGGCACTCCTCAATGGATATGAAAGGACAAATACATTGAATTAAACACCTTCGAAATCATGTGCGCTTCCCGCGCCTGAAGGAAGGTATTTCTCATATAGACCGAAAAGTAAATACATTAAAGCTGATGCTATTTGAGTTGACCAAAAAGCCTGATCATGTAAATCAATTTTTCTTTCACTTGATTTATCCAGTTCGATAACTCCTTCTGTTTTTTTAAGCGGACTCATGTAAATGGATGAGATTAGCTCCTCACATTCATTTTGATCAATCCGGATGCGTGGGGTTTGTTTTTCTTTTTCCGAGAAAAGTATATTTAATAATAGATAATGCTCCCAGTGGAAAATAGTGCGTTTACTTTCGGTCATCAGACGAACTGTCCAATTATAACGTTCCAGTTCTTTTTTTAGAATCTGTGCATCTGTCTCGCCGTTAGGATTGTTTTTGTATTTACGTTGATTACCAGCACGATCGTAATGCAGATATATCGTTTTGCGGGTGTGATGTTGGAAGAAATCATTAATTTTTTTAGCAAGCTCAAGATGTTGATCGGGATGTATGACATAGATGTTTTTGAGTACACGGAGCTCTTTGTTCTTCTCCTGGGCGAACACAGCGCTCATGAAGTTACCGGGATCCAGTCCCATCAGGATTGGCCGGTTGGTGTCGCAGTGCTTAAGGTCGCGGCTTGTTTTCTGGTATTTACCATCGACAGAATAGAGATCGATATTATTATATTTGTAGGAATCATGATAGATATGATGAGCAGCAAACTTACCGAAGAACATGTCCTTCACTTTATTGGGCCGGATGCCAAGAATCGATAGTTTGAATTTGTCGAAATTGCTCTTTGATCCCCTGAATTGATTTTTGATATAATCCAACCCAAGAATTTTAAGATTAGAAAAACTGGAGCCCTTTACATAGTAAGTCGCTCCTTTACGCTTCTCATTCAGCTTTGCCGACCACCGGCGCACAAAGTTTTGCATTTGAAGTCTTTCCTTCTCATCGCTTGTATTAAGCATTTTGAACTTTGCCTGAGAGATGCGATAAGAGACATACAGGATTTCTTCAATGAGTTGCTTGTTCATATTTTCCTCATAAGAAAGCCACCAGTCATAGTCATTCTCGAAATTGGGCGTTGTGCTGAAGGCTGTGATACCGGCGAAATAATGGCTTTTACCATGTATCGACCGATCTCCGCGCAGAGTAGGCAAGATGCGTTCGATAAAGTCTGTTTCTTTTATCCGGAGCATTTCATCAATAAAGATGTGAGCTGCATTCTTACCAATTGCACTCTCGGGCCGGTCATTGGAAACGAATTGTACAACTGTCCCCCAGGCGAAGGAGATAGTATGATCCCATTTGATTACCTCCGTATATGGTAGCCGAAAATGCTTAGGAGGACGGATCCCATATTCGTAATGGATCCCACGAATGTAGTTCTTTGCCAGATGGGTGATGATGCCTGGTACGACGGTTTCAAGGATGAATGTATATGTTGGCCCAACGAGGAGAATAATAGATCGGGGCATGTCGTATGCAACGCGAACGAGCCGGGGGGCGAACATCTCGGTAGTCTTTCCGGATCCACGGCCAATTTCACCAATGATGTTTTGAGTATCGGCCAGAAGCACTTTAGTCTGCAGGACGGAGTTGTATTTATCCTCGAAGAGATCCCAATTGATATCAGACGTCTTCATAGTCAATATCTATTACTTCGGCGGTTTCCTTTAACAAACCCTGTTTATGTTCTGAATCGAGTTTGAGATCCTCAATAAATGTTTGAGAGTCTGTCCATAAGCGATGTAGGTTGTATTCTTTAAGACCAAGCCTTTCAGGAGAAATATCCGGATTGATAAGCCAATCCTTGATTTTCATATCCTCAGGATTTATAGCATTTTCGTCTCTCTTAGTGCGAAGAGCATGAGCCCTTTCAAGGCAGCGCCTGGCCTCAGTATAATCCTTTTCAGTATAAGCCTGCTTTGATAATTCTTCAAAACGGTCTGCATAATAATTATCCCAGGCTTCATTGCGAACTGTAGAATTTATATGGAAGTAATTGATTGCATCATAAATCCGTCGCCTGGCTGTAGCAAATGTTAGCTCATCACCATTCATTCTTTCAACAAGCTCCCTGGCTGCATCCCTTATACTCCCATTTATTTTTAGAATATCAAATGCAATATCAATTTGAATGATATACTGCTGCACATCTTCCGGGATAGAATTTGATCTTTTCGTCCTTCGAAATTCCTGAAGTATGTCAGGATGTAATTTATCAACATCAGTAAGAGTAGCCATTGTATTATTTTGAAGCAAAACTATTTCTTTAATAGCCTGACAGAAAGGACATATTCTAAGACATAATGGCGCGATTCCGAATCATTATTTGTTTATTAATAAGTCTTTTATGTAAGTCCTTATCTTTTTCCCGGAGTTTTTGACTGAGGTCAAAGATCGGAAGAGCGT